ATCAACTGCTACGCCGAGGCCGTCGCCCGGCGGTTCAGCAAGCCCGGCCAGGCCTACGAGGGGCTCGTCGACAAGCACGGCCGCTGGAACGGACAGATCAAGACCGTGCCACTCCACTTGAGGGATCCACTTCGCTGGCGTCGGCCGCGCCGGATTTTCGTCAACTCCATGAGCGACCTGTTTCACGAAAACGTCCCAGACCAAGTGATCGACGACGTCTTCGCGGTGATGGCTCTTGCTCCGCAGCACGCGTTCCAAGTGCTTACGAAACGACCGGAACGGATGTTGGCTTACATGAGCAAGGGTGTCGCGAACCGCGTCGAGATGGCGCTGATGCACTTCCAGGGATGGACTCCCGACGCGATTGACCGCGCCCGGGGCATGCCGTTGCCGAACGTGTGGCTCGGCGTCTCGACTGAAGACCAGGCGACGGCGGACGAGCGGATCCCGCCGCTCATCGAGACGCCGGCGGCCGTGCGGTTCATCTCGGCCGAGCCGCTGCTCGGGCGCATCGACCTCGACGGCTTCATGCAGAAGCCGGCCGGCGTGCCGTGGTACCCGGTCGAGTGCCGTCACGGTTACGACGCCTGCCCGATCTGCGACGCGAACCCGGAGCACGGCCTCACGTGGGTAATCGTCGGCGGCGAGAGCGGGCCCGGCGCGCGGCCGATGAACGTCACCTGGGTCCGCTCAATCGTACAGCAGTGCCAGCGGGCCGTCGTTCCGGTGTTCGTGAAGCAGCTCGGCGCCGCGCCCTACCTGCACGTTGAGCGTTCCGAAACGCATTGGAGTGCCGGGGGCTCGCGCGTCAGGATGGGCGTGGTCGAGTTCGAATCGTCCATCGAGCTGCGCGATCGCAAGGGCGGCGACTGGGACGAATGGCCCGAGGATCTGCGCGTGCGCGAATTCCCGCAAGGCGCGCGCTGATGGCGGTCCGTCTCCCAGCGTTCGGGCTTCAGCCCGGCGAGCGGTTGCAGTTCGAGATCCTGGCCGACCAGCCGGGCCACGTGCTCGTGCTGTTCGTCATGCCCGATCACTTCCACCGGTTCACGCTCGATGCTGACGGCATGATCGCAGAGGACGCGATCGCCCAAGAACTTGAGCGCGGCCGTGCCACGCAGCCGCCAGAAGCGGCGCCAGTGCGTGAAGCGTTGCCGGCGGTGGAGTCATGAAGTTCGAGCTCGGCGCCGGCGTGCGGTGCGACCTGCAGACGCTCATCGACACCCGCGCTCTCATCCAGGCGAATAGCGGCAGCGGCAAATCCCACACGCTGCGCCGGCTGCTCGAGCAGACCCACGGCAAGGTGCAGCAGCTCGGAGGGCGCCGGGTGAACGGCTGGGACGAGCGGTCGAGGCCCAGAGATTTGAGCCGGCTCTACCGCGAAGACGATGGGGTCTTTCACTGTCGGCTCTGCGAGGTCGTGCTCGACATCGCGAACCGCCCCGCACTGGACCGTCACGCCGAGCAGCACCTCGCCGCGTGCGAGGCGATCGTGAAAATCACGGAGGGCATTTCGTGCGTAGTGCCGACGAGTGCGTTCGGGCCGGTGGCGGAGGAGTCACACGAGCCGTCCCCACGGATCAGACCGTGAAGCACGCGCACAACTGGACGGCATGGCGTCCCGATGGTGTGGGCTGGGCTCGGGAATGTGTGTCCCAGAGCGGGCGGTTCGATCTCCCCGTGATGGCGGGATGCGGAGCGTATCAATACCGCGCGCACTTGCCGGGAACGCGGGGCGTGGCGCGGACCAAGCGCGAGTTGGTGCGTGCGTCCCGCCCTGCCGAGGCGGTGGGTCCGTTGGAGCATGACGCGAAATGCGGCTGTCCGGAATGCGTCGAGGAATGCCATCGCTGCGATGGCTGCGGCTGGTACGAAGGCGGCGTGACGATCCAGACGAAGTGCGAGGTCTGCGGCGGAACGGGCGTGGTGCGTGCGTCCCGCCCCACGCCATGAGCTACGGGAACAAGTCCCTAGATCAGTCGTTCTTGGACGGCGCGCTCGACTTTGCTTCCCTGGAGGCGCGGCATTGGGTGGCCGATGCGCTCGCGTGCCATCTGCATAACACCGGCTATCAGCTGGAAGGCAACACCGAGGCGAGCGACGTGGACTGGTTCGCGCACAGCCTCTGGCGAGCCAAAACCGGTGGCGGCCCCGCAGCTTGGGATAACGCTGCCGAGGATGTGCGGGAGCAATACCGGCACACGGCACGACTCGTAATTCAGGTGTTGCCGCAGTACCAGCTACGGGTCGCGCACCGACTGATCGCGTTAAGCAAGGTGGTGCGGGATATCGAACGGGCCATCCGGTCGGCGCGGCGCTCCGTGTCGGAGCAGGAGGGACAGACATGAGCCCGAAGTCCGAGTGCCCGGCGGCCCTCCGATGACCTGGATCGTAACGGTCTACGGGACCCCAGTCACGAAGAAAAACTCGGGCGTCATCGCCCGCGTGAAACGCACCGGGCGGCCGTTCCTGCTGCCGTCGGCGCAGTGGCGCCGCTGGTGCGTGACCGCTCGGATCGAACGGGGGGCAGGCTGGCAAACGGAGCAGGCCCTGACGGCCGACGTGAACCTGCGCGCCGTGTTCTACCGCGAGCGCCGGGTCGGCGATCTGCTCGGCTATCTCGACGGGCTCGCGGATCTACTCGAGCAGCGGCGCATCGTGGTGAATGACCGCCAGTTCGTCGGGTTCGACGGGTCGCGGCTGGACTACGACAAGGGGAACCCGCGCGTCGAGCTCGTCATGGAGCTCGCCCAGGCGGAGGACTGCCTCTGAGTCTGCGGCGCTGCGCGTGCGGGCGCGGCATCAATCGCCGGAGTGGTGTCCTCGTGGATCGGTGCAGTGCCTGTCGAAGACTGGAGGCGCGCCAGCGCGCGCGACGCTGTGCCTGCGGCCGACGGATCTATCCCCGCGCGGGTGTCTATCGGGACCGCTGCAGTACCTGCCGGGCTCAGGGTTTCTGAAACATTGCGCCCAAACTCCTACGACCATTAGCGATATGCCCTGATGGGCTCGAAGCGCACACGTCGGATAACTCAGGGGAAAACACCGGAGACCAAGTCGCGCTCGCGCGTCATCGACGGACCGCGCGGGGGCAAGATCCGGACGGGGGGCAACCCGGGCAATTCCGGCGGCAAGAAGGGCCGCTCCGGGCGTCCGCCCATGCGCTTCAAGTCGTTCTTGGCCGAGATGCGGCAGGACCCGCTGGTACACGCCGAGCTCCAGGAGACGCTCCGAGACCGTGAGTCGCGCCATTACCCGGCCGCCCTCAAGGTGCTGACCGACTACGACGACGAACTGCCGGCCAACATGACGCCCGAAGAGCGCGTCGCGCGGCTCCAAGAATTTATGCGGCTTGCCGAGCGCCGTCGGGCGGAAGGGCAGAAGCCTGCAACATGACGCAAGCCGAGATCGCGACGGCGCGTCAGCGGTGAACATCACCGAGGCCCTGCAGTACCTCACGCCCGAAGAGCTGGCCGAGGTCGACCAGCTGCTCGTCCTAGACGACGTCACGGTCGCCGTCCCTGGGTCCTATGGGGCCTGGCTCAAGACCGCCCGCCCCGAACACGTGTGGACCGCGCGGCACTTCCGCTTGATGCAGGCGGCGCTCGATCGCTGCACCGCGGGCGAGCTCCGGCGCATCATGTTCAACGTCCCCATTCGCCACGGGAAGACCGAGCACAACTCGATCGGGTACTGCGCCTATCGCCTCGAGCGCAACCCCAAGACCCGGATTCTCGTTGGCTCCTACAATCAGCAGCAGGCCGACAAGCTGTCGCGCGATATCCGGAAGCTCGCCCGCCGCCAGGGCGTCGTGATGTCCGAAGACCGCGACGCGGCGCGCGAATGGGATACGGAAGCGGGCGGCGGTGTCCGGGCCGTCGGCGCCGGCGCGGGCGTCGCGTCGGTCAACGCGGACGTGATCGCGATCGACGACCCGATCGGCTCGCGGGACGAGGCGGAATCGGCCGTGCACCGCGACCGCGTCTTCGACTGGATCACGAACGACATTCTCGCCCGCTGCGACCCCCACACCGCCGTGCTCTTCACGATGAGCCGCTGGCACGAGGACGACCCGGCCGGCCGGCTGATCGCGCGGCAGGGTGATCGCTGGCACCTCATCCACCTGCCTGGGCGGGCGGAAGAGCACGACCCGCTCGGGCGTGCACTCGACGAACCGCTCTGGCCCGAGATGCGGCCGGCGTCCTGGCTCGACGAGAAGCGCGCCGAGTTGCTCGAGTACGGCTTTGCGTCGCTCATCCAGGGCCGGCCGCGGCCGCGCGAAGGCGGCATGTTCAAGTGGGACTGGTGGCAGCTGCTCGAGGACGTCCCGTTGCAAGGGCCGATGGTGCGGTACTGGGATCTCGCGGGAACTGCCCAGCGGAGTCGGACACACGACCCGGATTACTCAGCTGGCGCGCTCCTCTGCCGGCTGCCCGACAAGCGTACGGCCATTGTCGACGTCGCGCGGTTCCGGAAGTCTGTCGCGGCGCGCGACGCGGAGCTCGAGCGCATCGGCCGTGACGACCTGGAGCGGTATGGGCACCGGGTGCGGTGGTGGATCGAAACGGAAGCGGGCATCGCCGGTGCGGATCGCACGGCCGAGCTCGTGCGCCGATTGCAGGCGACTGGTCTCACGGTCCATGCCGAGCACCCCACCGGCAAGAAAGTGCTGCGCGCCGAACCGCTCGCGTCCGCGGCCGAGGCGGGCAATGTCTTCCTGTGCCCGGGTGCCTGGCGTGATCTCTTCCGCAACGAGGCCGCGGACTTCCCGAACGGCTTGCACGACGACCAGGTCGATGCTGCCGCCGGGGCGAAGGCCAAGCTGGATATCCCGATGGCATCCGTGGGTTTCGACTCCTTCAGCATGTGAGCGCGGCGTGAACACGAACGACCCGAACCTGCCGAACTATGTGCGCCCCGAGGCCCAGAAGGTCCGCTGGGATCTCGAGTTGATCGCCGACCTCTTGGCCGGCACGCGGCGCATGTGGGATCAATCAGCCGCCAAGAAGTACATCCGCCGCTGGGAAGCCGAGACCCAGAAGATTTACGAGATCCGTCGGCAGTGCGAGACGCTCTTTGAGGGCTTTGCGCGCGTGCTGTCGGCCGCAGTCGGCATGCTCTTCGCAAAGCCGCCGGTCGTGGAGTGGAACCAGTCAGAAGCCGCGATGACAGAGCACTGGGCGAATCTGGACGGCTTGGGCACGGCCGGGCCGGTGCTGTGCAAGCGGTACAGTGAGCAGACGCTCCGCGACGGGCTCGGCCTCATTCTGGTCGACCACCCGCCCGCGCCCGACGGGGAGACGGTAACGGCGGAGCGCGAGGCCGCGCTCAATCTGCGGCCGCACTGGGCGCTGTACGGGCGCCTCCAGATTCTGTCGTGGCGCCTCGACAAGATCGACAACCAGACGACCACGGTGCAGATCGTGCTGGAGGAGTGCACGGCCAAGAACACCGGGACCTATGGCGTGGAGGAGCGGAAACGCTACCGCGTGCTGCGCCTCGTGCCCGCGCCGGCCGAGCTCGGCGCCGAGGCGGGCGGGTGGCGCGCCGAGTGGGAGCTGTTCGAGGAGACGAAGGACGGCCGCGCGACCAACGGCTTTGCCTCCGTCGGCCAGGGAGAATTCCGCAACCGCCAGGGGGAGGTGGCGGACCGACTCCCGATCGGCGCCGGCTACACCGGCCGCACCGAGGCCCCCTTTTGTGCGTCGCTGCCGCTGCTCGGCGTGGCCTACGCGAACCTCGCGCACTGGCAGTTGAGCACGAACCTGCGCTTTTACCGGGACTTGGCCGCGTTCCCACAGCCCGTGATCATCGGTGACCTGGCGAACGAAACCGTGATGGCCGCCGGCGGGGAGGCGAGTACGGTGCCGGGTAAGTTCCGCGTCGGGCCCGCCGTGGCCGTCCACTTGAAAGGCGAGGGGTCGTCGTTCGAGTGGAAGGCCCCGCCCACCGAGGCGTTCGCCGCGCTCGAGAACGGCATCAAGGAGAAGCTCCAGCAGATGGGCGAGCTCGGCATGTCGTTTCTCACGCCGGATACGCGCGCGGCCGAGACCGCGGAGGCAAAGCGGCTCGACGCCACGGCGGAGAATTCGACACTCGCCACCGCCGCTCAGGGCATTGAGGACGCGCTGAACGCGGCGCTCGAGTGGCACGCCTGGTACTTGGGGATCGAGAAAGCTGGCGCTCCGGTGATCACGATCAACAAGGACTTTGAAGCAACCGTCATGGAACCGGCCGTCATGCAGGCCTACGCGCAGCTCGCGCGCGATATGGGCTTGCCGGTGATGGTGGTGCTGCGGGCGCTGCAGCAGGGCGGCCGGATCCCGCAAGATGCCAATCTCGAGGAGCTCGAGCGGGAGATGATCGCGAACCATCTGGCCGAGGAAGAGCGGCGCCGACAGGAAGCCGAGGACCAAGCCCGGCTGGCGGGCCAAGGTACCAACGGTGTGCCGGCGGGTATTGGCGCATGAGCTTCAGTCCGGGTCACGACCATGAGATCAACGGTCGGCGCTGTTGGTGCGCGCCCCACGTGATGGCGCCATGCCCCGAATGCAGTGGCGACACGGGCGGAAAGTACGAGGTCCGCTCGTGAGGATTCAGGCGGGGGAACCGGGCACCGGGGCGGGCTGCTATATCCTGTTCAACGGCCAGCCGATTCAGGGGTGCGTCATCGCGGACGAGGAGGGCGGCTTTGTCGAGGTGCACCGGTGCTCGGCGTCGGGACGGCCGGTCATGGAGAACGGCCACATCGTGCACGAGCGCTGGCATGGGCGAGTCGAGATCGCGTTCACGCTCACCGCGTGGCTCGAACGTCGGCACCTCCATCCGGTCACGGCATGACGGCCATCGAGCGCGCCTTTTGGCGTCGCGTCCAGCGCCGCGCCGGCGCCCTCGCGCCCGAGATCCGCGCCGCGATCCTCCGCGCGTTCGCGGCCTGGCGCGCCGAGATCACGGACGACCAGCTCCTCCAGCTGCTCAGCGCCGCGAGTCCTGACCGCTTGGTCCACGAGCTCTTCGACGCGGCTACGCTCCAGCAGATCTTCACCGATCTACGCATCACGGTGCGCGACGGCGTCGAGGCCGCCGGCCGCGCCTTCGGCCAGGACCTGCCAGCATCGGCCAAAGGCATCGCGTTCGACGTCCTGAACCCGACGATCGTCGACGCCATTCGGGACCTGAACAGCCGCGTCGTCAACACGCTCGAGGAGGAGGTGCGCGAGGTCACGCGCGCCTACGTCGAGAACGCGCTGCGCGAGGAGATCCCGCCGAAGACGATCGCGCGCGAGC